ACGGGATCGACGAAGAGGATGACTGGCGGGACGAGCGGACGTGGATCAAGGCAAACCCGAACCTGGGCATATCGAAGAAACTAGACGACTTGCAGCGCAAGGCGCAACGAGCGGGTGAGATGCCCTCTGCATTGAACGCCTTCCTGCGGCTAGAGTTAGACGTCTGGACGCAGAGCGAGACCAAGTGGATGAACATGGAGCACTGGCGACAGTGCGGGCAGGCGGTGGACGCGGCGGGTCTGCGGGGACGGGTGTGCTACGCGGGGCTGGACCTATCGAGCACGACGGACATCACGGCGCTGCTGCTGGTCTTCCCGGCGGAGGTGGACGACGACCTGGTGCAGGTTCTCTGTCGGTTCTGGATCCCGGAGGAGTCGATGCACGAACGGGTGCACCGCGACCGGGTGCCCTACGACGTGTGGGTGCGGCAGGGCTACATCACGGCCACGCCGGGTAACGTGGTGGACTATGCCTACGTGCTGGCCCAGATCGACGAGGACATGCAGGCATACGGGCTGGACGAGATCGCGTTCGATCGGTGGGGCGCGACGAAGATCCAAACCGACCTGACAGAGCTGGGCGGGCCGGACTTCATGGTGCAGTTCGGACAGGGGTTTGCCAGCATGAGCGGGCCGATGAAGGAGCTGGAGAAGTTGGTCTTACAGCATCGGTTGGCTCATGGCAACAACCCGGTGCTGACGTGGATGGCAGATAACCTGGTGGCCCGAGAGGACCCGGCGGGGAACATCAAGCCCGACAAGGAGAAGTCGAGAGAGAAGATCGACGGAATGGTCGCTCTCATCATGGGGCTGGATCGGGCGCTGAGACATACAGGCGGGGGACGGAGCATCTATGAGGATAGAGGACTTGAAGTTGTGTAAGCCGCGGTATCCGGTGCTCCGGCGGGTGATCGTGAACACGAAGACGCAGCTCGCGTTTCGGGGGGTGCTATGGGCGCGGCGGGCTGACTACCTGGTGTTGCGTAACGCGGAACTAATACAACCTGGCGGGCAGACGACGGACATAGACGGGGAGATCGTGATCGAGCGAGCGAACGTGGACTTCCTGCAGGTGATGAGCTGAGGGCGGGCTGATGGCTATCGCAGTGCAAACGATGGGCTCGCTGGTGAGCGTGGATACGGGGCTGCTGAGCATGGCCTGGACATCGGGCAGCCTCCAGATGTACGACCGCTACTGGTACGACTATGCCACGCTGTACCGGACGCAGCCGAACGTGCGAACGTGCGTGGACTTCCTGGCCAGGAACATCGCGCAGCTCGGGGTGAACGAGACGGACCGCCAGCGGCTGCGAGACCACCCGCTGGCGCGCCTGATCGCGCAACCGAACCCGTACACGACGCGCTACCGGCTGATCGAAGCCCTGACGAGCGACATGGGCATCTGGTTCAACGCCTACTGGCTGCCGATGCGGCGCGACGGGGATGTGGCGGCGCTGGTGCGCGTCCCGCCTGCGCTGGTGAGCGTGGCGGGCGGCCTGGTGCCCACTGCCTACGAGGTCAACCTGGGTAGCAAGACGCTGAAACTGGCGCCAGATGAGATCGTGCACTTTCGGGGGTTCAACGCCGAGAGCAGCGTGCTAGGGCTATCGCCGCTGGAAACGCTGCGGCGGGTGCTGGCCGAGGAGGCCGCTTCGGCGGACTACCGCGAGCACTTCTGGCAGAACAGCGCGCGGATGAACGGGATCATCATGCGCCCGAAGGACGCCGGGCAATGGAGTCTGGCGGCGCGGGAGCGGTTCAAGCGCGAGTTCGAGGCGCTCTACAGCGGCGGGGAGAACAGCGGGCGCACGGCTATCCTGGAAGAGGGCATGACGTGGAAGGAAACGACGTTCAACGCGCAGGAGAGCGAGTACCTGGCCGGGCGGAGGCTCACGCGCGAGGAGTGCGCGCGGGCGTATCACATCCCGTTGCCGATGGTGGGGATACTCGAACACGCTACCCTGAGCAACATTCGGGAACAACATCGAAACCTATATCAAGACTGCCTGGGGCCTTGGCTGCGGATGATCGAGGAGGAGATCGAGCTACAACTCCTGGCGGGCATGGCGGACTCGGACGGGGTGTACTGCGAGTTCAACATCCAGGAGAAGCTAGCGGGCAGCTTCGAGGAGCAGGTGGCGAGCATCCAGACCGCGGTGGGTGTGCCGTGGATGACGGTGAACGAGGCGCGGGCGCGGATGAACCTACCGTCGCAGAAGGACGGCGACGGACTGGCAACGCCGCTCAATATGCTGCCAGCGGGGATGGTGAGCGAGCCGTCGGCGGATGACGAAGAGCCAGCCGACGATGGCGAGTTTGTGAACTCACGGGCGCTAGACTTCAGCCAGGCGGATCGCAAACTGGCTATTGGGGAGTTGGCGCGCTTGCGCATGAACATGCCGATGCAGAAGGCGGACGGGGAGGTCGACCCGAGCCAGCCGGAGCTGCGGAGACGGCATGAGGAGAAGTGGCGGCAGACATTGGCGCGCACATTCGAGCGCCAGCGCAACGCCGTGCTGGGCAAGTTCCCGAAGGGGCGGGCCACGGACGGCCAGAAGGCCGAGATCGCGGACATCTGGGATAGCATCCGCTGGGACACAGAGCTGCGAGAGGACATCCTGCGGCTGAACATCCTGACGGCGGGGACGTGGGCGCGCTACGTGACGGAGCAGCTCGACGTGGAGCTGGATGAAGGCATGATGCGCGCCTGGCTGGAAGAGAACGCCCGCATTGCCGCAGAGGAGATCAACGCCTACACGCGGGATCAGTTGGCGGGGGCGCTGATGGAGGAGGAGCCGCGCGGGGTGGCGCAGCGCATCTTCGAGATTGCGGTGGATGTGCGGGCGATCCAGATCGCGACCACAGCAGTGACGCGCGCGATTGGGTTCGGGTCCACCGAAGGCGCGCGGCAAGGCGGGTTGAAGACGAAGACATGGATCGTGAACTCGAAGCATCCCCGGCCCAGCCACGCGGCGCTGAATGGGGTGACGGTGGGCATACGCGACTTGTTCCCGGGCGTCAATATGCGCTGGCCGGGCGATCCGAACGGCGGGGCGGACGAGGTGGCGAACTGTACATGTAGCGTGAGGTTCGGGCGGTGATTACGAATGTGAGGGGTGAGAGATGACTGAACAGAAGCGTTACACGGGGCAGATCGAGCTAAAAGCGGGCGGTGAGCCAGGCGAGTTCCGTGCTGAGTTTGCGACACTTGGTGTGATCGACCACGACGGTGATGTCACCGAGGCGGGAGCTTTCACCGATGGGCAGGAGACGCTGATCGAGGCATGGAATCACAACTACGGCGAGCTGCCTGTCGGCAAGGGGATCATCCACGAAGTGGACGATAAGGCGGTCGTGGAGGGGATGTTCTTCGTAAATACCCAGATCGGGCGCGAACACTATGAGACAGTGAAGAGCGTCGGGCCACTACAGGAATGGTCATATACATTCCAGATTCTGGATAGCGCCGCTGGGCAGTTTGAGGGAGAAGATGTGCGGTTCCTGCGCAAGCTCGACGTGTGGGGGGTCGCACCTGTCACGCGAGGGGCGGGGATCGGCACACGCACGCGCACGATCAAGAGTGGTGGTGGTACCACCGGCGACCAGGAAGGTGAGCCCGAGCCTGACAAGGACGGAGACGTCACGTCAGACGGGAAGCTGAGCTTGGACCCGACGGTGTTGGAGTTAGAGGTACTGGCACTGGGGAGCACACATTCGGCGGGCTAGGAGCCTGCCAGAGGAGCGATTGAGATGGGTATGCAAGAGTTGGAAGCACGACGCACCGAGTTGGTGCAAGGGGCGCTGGCGGTGGTGGAGAAGGCCAAGGCCGCGGGGCGACAGCTCACGGAGGATGAGCGGAAGGAAGCCGACGGGCGGATGAAGGAGATCAAGTCGGTCGACGACCAGATCGCGAAGGCGAAGAGCGACGCGGAGTTCGTGGCGCAGATTCTGGCGCTGGGTGAGGGTCTGGAGAAGACCCACCCGCAGAGCGACGTGCCGGGCAATGCGCTGCGGCAGAGCAAGGGCACGATTGGCGAGCGGTTCGTCAACGCGCCGGAGTTCAAGGCGTGGATGAAGAGCGTGGCGCCGGGCGGCATGATCCCGGACGGTTCGCGCGGGTTGCACTCGCCTGCGGTGATGCTGGGCGCGATCCCGATGGGGCGCAAGGATCTGATCACGGGGGCCTCGGACGTGAGCGCCGGGGCGTTCGTGCAGACGGACTACATGGGCATCTACGAGCCGCTGGGCCGCTACGCGCTGGCGCTGCGCGATCTGATCAGCGTGCGGCAGACCACGAGCGACATCGTGGAGTTCGTGCGGCAGACGCAGCAGGTGACGGAAGCCGCGCCGACGCCAGAGGCAAACGTCAAAGACTACACCGGCGCGACTGGCGAGATCCGGGGCAACAAGCCGCAGGGCGCGATCTACTGGGAGAAGGTGACGGCGACGGTGAAGACGATCGCGGTGTGGGTGGCTGCGACGCGCCGGGCGCTGGCGGATGCGAGCCAACTGCGGGGGATCATCGACCAGGAGTTGCGCGACGACATCGCTGAGGAGCTGGAAGACCAACTGCTCAACGGCGATGGGATCGGCGAGAACTTCACGGGCATCGTGAACACGGCGGGCATCCTGTTGCAGGCGTTCGATACAGACGTACTGACCACGACCCGCAGGGCGATCACGACCTTGCTGGTGACGGGGCGCGCGCGGCCCACTGCGTTTGTTTTCAACCCCACAGACTGGGAAAACGCAGACCTGATGCAGGACTTGGCGGGCCAGTTCTACTGGGGCGGGCCGCTGCAACAGGGGCCGCCTCGGCTGTGGGGCGTGCCGGTGGCGCAGAGCTTCGCGCACACCGCGGGAACGGCGATCCTGGCCGACTGGCGCAAGGCGGTGCTGTGGGACCGCCAGGCGACGCAGATCTTCGTGACGGATAGCCACGACGACTACTTCATCCGGAACATCATCGCCATCCTGGCGGAGATGCGGGCGGCTTTTGGGCTGATCCGGCCGAGCGCGTTCTGCGATGTTTCACTGGCGTAGGAGGACTGAGTGAGTGAGCTGCGCGTTCAGGTCGTATGTCGAAACTACAAGGATGATCGCATCATCCCGCGCATGGCGCGCGCGCTACACGAGCGCCTCGGCTGGGACCTGGACGCGCAGTTCGACGCTTCGAAGCGAGCAGACATCATCTATCTCAGCGCATACTTCGAGGCCCCGCGGCTGCGACCGTGGCCGGACAATGCTGCGGTCGCAGCCTATTTCACTCACAAAGAGGAAGAGCCGCCCGGAAACGCGAAGGCCAAGCAATACGATAAGGTGGCTGGGCAGGTGGACTTGCGGATTGCGACGTGCGCGCTGTACGCCAAGCCTCTGGGCCAGATCGGGCCGACGGCGCAAGTGCATCCACCCGTCGAGCGTGATCGGTTCGTGGTGCCACAGCACAGCGGCAGGCGCAGGCGGTTGACGGCGGGGTTCAGCGGGTACACATACGCCAACCACCGCAAGGGTGAGGACCTGGTAAGCAAGTTATTGGCATCCACGTCAGGTAGATCGGTGGAGTGGAAGGCAAGCGGGCGGGGCTGGCCGGTGCCGACGCGCAAGTACACGTGGGCGGCAATGGCAGGCTTCTATCAGAGCCTGGATGTGCTGGTATGCCCATCGCGGGTAGAGGGCGTTCCGATGCCGCCGCTTGAGGCGCTGGCATGCGGCGTGAGCGTGGTGGTGCCGCGCGGGGTCGGGTTACTCGACGAGCTGCCGGACGTGCTGGGCATACACAGATACAAGCGCGGGGATGCGAAGGGGTTGGTGGCGGCGCTAGATGAGGCAATCCAGGCGCGGGGCAACGTAGACAGAGAGGCGTTGCGGGCGGTGACAGAGCCGTACAGCGTCGAGGCGTACTGTGAGGATCACTACCAGGCGTTCAATCAACTGATCGGCGGTGTGAACGCGGGGATCGCAGAGAGCGAGCAGGCAGCGGACGTGGTGCCGACATTGCGGGCGGTGGAGGAGGCAGAGCCAGTGAAGCAGGAAGCAGGCGGGCGTGGCATCTACTGTGTGGCGTTTGGCGGGCCAGCGCGGGATTGCGCTAAGCGGATGATGACCACCGCTAAGAAGCACATGCCAGAGATCCCGATTGCGCTGTGCGCGGCCTCCAAGATCGGGCCAGAGGACATACTGATCAAGGAGCCTGATAGCGACATTGGCGGACGGCGCAACAAGTTGCGCGCCTACGAGCTGGCGCCCGCCGAGTGGACAAGCGTGCTCTACCTGGACGCCGACACAGAGGTGGTGGGCGACATCCGGTTCTACTTCAACCTGATCGAAGATGGCTGGGAGTTTGTGATCTGCACAGACCCGCACATGGACTCGTTCGGGTTCCTCAAGAACCGCGCCACGGTGCGCGAGCTAGATGAGACTACGCACAAGACGCTGACCCTGCATACCACGCAGTACAACGGCGGCGTGTGGGCCTTCGGGCGCAACGAGCGGATCAAGCGCTTCTTCGGGCGCTGGCTGGCCGAATGGGAGAAGTACGCGCAGCGCGACCAGGGAGCGCTCACGCGGGCGATGTATACCGAGCCACTACGGGTGTATGTGCTGGGCAACGAGTGGAATACGTTTCCGCGGTACACGAAGGGGATCAAGACGGCGGGATTGCTGCATCATCCAGGAGAGGCGCGCAGGTGGAATGGAATGATCCCGGGGCGGATCGACAGTCAGGAA